CCTGCATCTACTTTGTACATGTCTAATAAGTAACTACTAACCCGTTCTAAATCTCTAATGATACTAACTAAAGGATCCATCACAACGGTGTAGTACTTTAGGGATTTTGTGTGTCTTGACAACGAGACCAGAACATGCGGACTGTCTCTTGCGATGATAGATACAGGCGTAGGTGTTAGTCGAACTAACGATACGTCTGCATAAGTCTCACCTTGTACCTCATGTACAGTATGGACATCAGCATAGCCCCTTGAGAGAAGGGCCTCCTTGTCAGACTGTGTGAAAGTCAAAATTTTCCCTTTAAGCGGCTTGGACACAGGATTGATAGACGCAGCCCCACTAACCATTTCCTGGGAAACTGATTTCTTTTCAGAAGACGTGCACATTACGTGTCCTTCATACCTTTGATTTAGGAAGTGTGTGACATCAGCCGGACAACGAAGAGTAGTTCTTCTTGTCTCGACTTCGTCGACCTCCAATTTTGCAAAGTGTGCAGGGTATGGGAAACCAGTTACTCTGTTGATGTACGGAATTTGTTGGGTGTCTCCATAAACATATGCAATATCGCACAGAGACATTTCAACCAAGAAATTCACACAACCAGTATGCAGCATCAAACCTTCGTCTATGAACAATCTTTTGAACTGACAGCGTGCCCCTTTCCCGTAATTCATCAAAAATGAATCGACGGTGCGCACATTATCCTTTGTAGCCACTATTATGCCCGACGCATTAGCTCTTCTTCTGATCATCTCGGCAGCTTGACGACCAGGGACAAGAATTAGATCTTCTTCGAAATTAACTCTCGAAAGAATTTCCTTTGTTTTTCCGCACCCTGGAACGCCATCCACCAAAACCACCTTTGCTGAACTAACGTGTGGTTCTCCATCTTTGAGCAATCTTCTCAGAGTCCTGAGTTTAGCCATATCAGAATATACTACCGACTCAGAACTCACAGCCACCCGTCGCCAGTTATCGCACGTAATAATGCCAAATTCATCGTGCTCCAGTAATGCGACGTGATATTTCCTCGCATGAGTCTCAACAACCCCCCATGCATGGTTCTTTGCGGATGGTTTGACTAGCCACTTTTTCGAAGCAACATCCAGAACTCCAAACTTTTGACGAGTTTCAAGGTCAATCGCAGCTGTATCTTTTAGGATCTTCACTAGATTCGACACCGCAGCAGAGAGCGAGGCTACCAGGCTGTCTATAAAGTTTTTCATTTGTTGAACTTTAAGAGGGCCCGTGTACACGATCGAACACATCTGCTTTTGAATCAGAGAACTGGCTGTTGCCATATGAAACTGCTCTAAAGACTCAATCTCCTCGCTCCTTGTAAACGAAGATTCTGGAATGTCACCTGCTAATCCGGCCAATTGTAACTCACCACGGGCCATTGAACCTTTCATAGAGGGTTCCTCCACATCACGCGAGGTAACTACCAACGCACCTTCCGAAGCTTTTTCAGAGTCTTGAAGTGCCAGTGCAACATTGGCTTCTGTAGGCTGCTCAAACGTGAGAGTAAGACCACTCTCGTTGCTCATCACGGCCACAATAACCTTCGCTGCAGTCATAGGATCTACTTCTAAAGATTGGCACATCTGGGAAAAAACATCAACGTCGAACTTGTCCGAATTTTTAAGAACGGATAGTTCTGACAGTGCATTGTACATAACTTCGGTCTCTTCCATTTTCTTCCTGATATCAAGCGCCGGCATCTCGACTGAGAGCTTGTACTCGGAAACCAACCTATCATGGAAAGTTACGTATAAATCAGGCACCCTAATTTCTAACGCATCCTCCGTGATTCGGATCAGTTTACGGTTGATCAATCTTTCCTTAATTGTTGGAAAGGCATTGCCAAACGCTAATGATATCTCCTCCCACACAAGTTGAGACACTGGTTTGGGACCAAGGCTAAACTTGCTTATCAATAAGTCGTCTTTAAGGACAGAAAGCTTTGTATGTAGGAAAAACGTCATAGATAAGGATTGTAATAACGATTTATCAACATCCCACTCAGACCTAGCGGTGACTCCATTAATGATCACCCTCGAACGAATTGATTCGACGAAGGATAAAACATTAGAGTATGTCAGGGCCTTTGCCTGGTATGTACGGATATGATTTAACACTGTGTAAACAAAATCCTTGGACACTAAGACCTCTTTGCGTGACCTTTTACTGGTTTCAAGACAAATGTCAAAAAGCGGAACGATCACCATATCCCGCATTTTTGGAAACCAGTAGTTGACGGATGAGGAATCTTCTAAAAGAATCCTCTCACTGTTGCACATAGCGAGGGTCTTTTTGTAATGCCATGCGTCTTCCATTGCCTTGTAAAATTGCTCACTATCTACACCTTTGTGCGCTACACCTTTGTACAATAGGAAAGTATCTATTCTAGAGAATTTACAAAACCAGGTATTTACTCTAGTTACTAAAAACTCCTTCATGTAAACCTCTCTATTAGAGGCTGGGAAGTAAGTTTTGCA